GTGCGCGAGCAGTCGCCGAGGGCCGATGTGTGGCGGGTGGAGACGCTGATAGAGCGACTAACGGGGTGCAAGCGATGACGCTGGACGAGATGATTGCGTGGCTGGAGAACGAGGCCACGCGGCAACTTTTGCTTGCAAGACGCGCTGCGCGAGCGGGATGGCCTGCGTCAGCCGCGCGGGACCGTGAACACGCCGCGACGCTGCTGACGATCGAGAACGCGCTGCGGGCGGTGCGGGATCTTACGCAGCAGATGCACGGCGAGGACCGGGATTACGGCGCAGGGTTTTACACGCAGAAGCGTTGGCGAGAAGCGTACGAAGGGCTGCGTCAGTTCTCGGACGTTTACGACGAGGAACTATGAACGCCACGGAGGGCTGGCTGATGAGCGCCGACTTGCGCTATACCCGCGACAGGCTCACGAACTACGGACGCTGGTCGCGCTCAGGCTCCGGCGGCCCCGCGACGTGCCAGTCCATCGAAGGGCGCTACCGTCCCGAGCGGCTGACGCAGGACGAGGAAGCGGACAGGCGCCGCGCACGCAGCGAGATCGATGAGCTGGACGCGCTGGCAGTGTGGCGCGCCATCCAGCCCATACGCGGCTTCCCACGGGCGCTCAATGCGGTCCTGGCGGGCGTGTACGTGTTCCGCATGCGGGACGAGTCGCTGCGGCGATACCTGCACCGCTACCATCGGATGCGGGTGCGGGCGCGGGACTTGACTGCGCTGGTGCATGAGGCGGAGGTCGCGGCGCACAATAGGCTGCAACGGCGCGCTTGACTTTGCCCACGGATTAGGCACAATGTCGGTATTGCCCGCCACGCACTGTGGCCTGCCATACCCGGCGCTGCCGGGTAGCGGCGTCCGCAGATAGCCCGCCTGACATCACGTCACGCGGGCTTTTCGCGTTTTGGCGCGGCTGCTAGGTTTCCTCCCCTGAGTCGCCACAAGCGACTTTCGCCCCGCCCGGCTTGAGTGTCGGGCGGGCGCCTTTTCATCCCAACAACCCGCAAGGGCTGGGAATCATGGCTGCACGACTTAATCCGCGCCATTCCGACATGGTGCGCTCCAAAATTCAGGCCAGTCAGCTAGTAAACCGGCTTACCGATCACGCACTTGGGAACGTCGAGATGACGGCAACGCAAGTGCAGGCGGCGAAGATCCTGCTGGACAAGACTCTGTCCAACGCGCCGCAGCAGACCGAGATCAGCGGCCCCGACGGGGCGCCCCTCGTCACCGAGATCCGGCTGGTCGATCTGACGCCAAGTGCAGGCTGACATCGCGCTGCCGCCGAAGCTGCGGCAGGTGTTCGTCGGCGAGGCGGACGTGCGGGGCGCCTATGGCGGACGGGGCAGCGGCAAGACGCGCTCTTTCGCCAAGATGACGGCGGTCCGCGCCTATATGTGGGCGATGTCGGGGCGCGAGGGCATCATCCTGTGCGGCCGGCAGTTCATGAACTCGCTGGACGATTCTTCGCTGGAGGAGATCAAGGCGGCGATCCGCTCCGAGGACTGGCTGCTGCCGCACTTCGACATCGGCGAGAAGTACGTCCGCACCCGCGACGGACGCATCTCGTACAAGTTCACTGGGCTGGATCGCAACATCGACAGCGTCAAGTCGAAGTCGCGCATCTTGCTGTGCTGGGTGGACGAGGCCGAGCCGGTCACCGAGGAAGCGTGGACGAAACTGATTCCCACGCTGCGCGAGGACGTGTCCGAACTGTGGGTTACGTGGAACCCTGAGTCGAAGCGGTCCGCGACGCACAAGCGGTTCCGTGAGGCGACCGACCCGCGATACAAGGTCGTCGAACTGAACTGGCGCGACAATCCAGCTTTCCCCGAAGTGCTGGAGCGGCAGAGGAAGCGCGACGAGACGCAGCGCCCCGAGCAGTACGACCACATATGGGAAGGCGGCTTCGTCTCGGTGGTCGAGGGTGCCTACTTCGCCAAGCACATCATCCAGGCGCGGCAGCAGAAGCGCATCGGTGCGGTGCCTGCCGACCCGCTGATGACGCTGCGGGCTTTTGTCGACATCGGCGGCACGGGTGCGAGGGCAGACGCCTTTGCCATGTGGATCGCGCAATTCGTCGGCATGCAGATTCGCGTGCTGGACTACTACGAGGCGGTGGGCCAGCCGCTAGCGACGCACCTTGAATGGCTGCGCGAGCGTGACTACGGGCCGAAGCGGTTGCAATTTTGGTTGCCGCACGACGGCTCGACGCATGACAAGGTGTTCGACGTGTCTTACGAGTCGGCGCTGCGTCAGGCCGGCTACAAGGTGACCGTCGTGCCCAACCAGGGCAAGGGCGCTGCCAAGGCGCGCATTGAAGCGGCGCGGCGCCTGTTCCCGTCCATCTGGTTCAACGAGACGACGACGCAGCCCGGCATTGACGCGTTGGGTTGGTATCACGAAAAACGCGACGAGGAACGGGGCATTGGCCTCGGCCCCGAGCACGACTGGGCGTCGCATGGCAGCGATGCCTTTGGGTTGATGTGCGTGGCTTACGAGCCGCCCAAAGAGAAGCGCCCGTTGCCCCGACCGAACATAGGCATCCGATGAGCATTGCGATCCACAACCGGCTGAAAGAGCTAGAGCAGCGCCTGGACGAGCAGCGCCAGCACAACGTCGAGATGGATGCGCGCATTGCCGAACTGGTCGCGCGTGTGGCGCTGCTGGAGGCTGCCCAGCGCGTCCGCAAGGCACCGCAGGCTGCGTAATGGCTCAGGACTTCGATCGCCTGCTGAACGCCATCGACGCGGCCGAGAGCGCGTCCTATGGCAGCGACAGCGAGGGCGAGCTTTCCGCGCAGCGTTCGCGCGCCATCTCGCGTTACCTGGGCGACTCGTCGCTCTATCCTGCGCCCGAGGGCACGTCGGCCGTCGTCTCGCGCGACACGTTCGATACGATCAACTGGATTATCCCGAGCCTGACGCGCATCTTCACGTCGAGCGAGGACATTTGCGTATTCGAGCCGTCCGAGCCGGGCGACGAGCAGCAAGCCGACCAAGAGTCCGCGTACACGTCGTACGTCATCCAGCGCCTTAATCCGTGGTTCCAGATTACGCACGACTGGTTTATGGACGCCTTGATGACCAAGAACGCCTATGCAATGGCGTACTGGGACACGTCCAAGCAAGTCGAGAAGGAGAAGTACGAGCGGCAGTCGCCCGAGTCGCTTGCGAAACTGCTGGAAGATCCGACGCTTGAACTGATCCAGTCGGACGAGTATCCCGACCCCGACTACGTCGAGCCGCCGCCGCAGCAGGTTATCGACCCGATGACGGGGCAGCCGGTCATGGTGCCGCCTCCCCCGCCGCCGATGGTGTACGACGTGGTGGTTCGCAAGACGCGGCAAGAGGGCTACGTCAAGATTTGCGTGCTGCCGCCCGAGCGCGTCAAGGTCGGGCACCGCACGTCGTCGTTCCAACTGGCCGACTGCGACTACTTTGAGTATTGGGAGATGCGGACCATCTCCTACCTGCGCGCGATGGGCCTGGACGTGCCCGACGAGATCGCGGACGACGGCGGCGAGACGGACACCGAAGAGGACGAGGCGCGCGACCAGTTCGGCGAGGACGTGGCCGACGGTGAGGACATCTCGCAAGTCGACCCGGCGATGCGCCGCGTCAAGGTGCGGATGGTGTGGATTCGCCACGACACGGACGAGGACGGCATCGCCGAGCTTCAGTACGTGATGGTCGTTGGCCGCACGGTGCTGTACCACGAGGAATGCAACCGCATCCCCGTGTCGTGCATCGTGCCCGCCCCGATGCCGCACCGGCACGTCGGCATCAGCGTGGACGACATGGTCTCCGATATTCAGGAGATCAAGACGATGATGCTCAGGCAGGGCATCAACAATCTGTTCCTCGCCAACAACCCGCGCACGATCGTTAACGGCAACATCAACCTCGACGACATGCTGACCTCGGTGCCGGGCGGCATCGTGCGCTCGGACGGCAACGGGGACGTGCGGGCTGATGCGCTGCCGCTAGTGACGCCGAACATTTTCCCGCAGGCGATGCAGGGTTTGGAGTACATGGACTCCATCCGGCAGAACCGTGCCGGCGTGAATTCGTACTTCACGGGCGTCGATCAGAACGCGCTGAACCGCACCGCCTCGGGCGTGGCGCAGCTTACGTCGTCGGCGGCGCAGCGTGTGGAGCAGATTGCACGGGTGTTCGCTGCGGGCGTCGAAGAACTGTTCAGCATCGTCCACGAAACGATTCTGAAGCACGGCCACAAGCAGGCGGTGGTGCGCCTGCGCGGCCAGTGGGCGGTCGTTGACCCGCGCACGTGGAAAACGCGGCGTGACCTACGCATCAATGTGGGCATGGGCACGGGCAACCGCGAGCAGCTCATGGCGCACCTCCAGATGGTGCTTGGGATGCAGTTGCAGACGCTGCCGCTGAACGTCACGACGCCCAAGCACGTCGCCAACACGCTGCAAGAGATCGAGAAGGCGGCGGGCTTCGGGTCGGCGAACAAGTTCTTCGTGCCGGCCGAGCAAGTGCAGCCGCCGCCGCCGCCGCCGCCCGACCCGAAGCTCATCGAGCTTCAGCAGAAGCCGCAGATCGAGGGGGCGAAGCTGCAAGCCGACGAGCGCATCGAACAGATGCGTTTGCAGACGCAGCAAGCGATCGAGGCGGCGCGGCTGGATATGCAGAAGTACATGGCCGACTTGGACGCGCAGGTAAAGCTGTACGTGCAGCAGGCCGGCGCAGCGGCGCAAGAGCAGTCGCAAACTCGCCAGTTGGAGTACGACGCTTACAAGACAAGCGCCGAGCAGTCGAAGGTGCAGGAAGGCGCCGACAAAGTGGACGGGCTTGCGTCGGCAACGCAGGAAATCATGGCGAACCTGCAAATGATGGCGCAGCGCGTCGAAGAACGGTTCGCCGAGGTCACCGGCACGCTGAATGCGCCGCGTGAAGTGGTGCGCGAGGGCGGCAAAGTTGTAGGCGTGCGGGTTAACGGTGTCGTGCGCCCAGTGGCGCGGGACAAGCAGGGCAACATCGTAGGACTTCAATGATGGAAAACAATCTTCCGATCGTCGACACCTTCGGCGGTGGTCTTATCGCGCGCCCGACGCTGTCCGAGTGCGTGGACATCGGGATGCAATACCGCGTCGAATGCATCGGCCCGGACGGTCAGCAGAAGTGGGTCGAGGACTTCCATAACTTGGTCGTTACGGTCGGCCGAAACTTCGTGCTGGACACGGTGTTTCGCGGGTCGGCGTACAACGCGTCGTTCTTCTTCGGCCTCATCAGCTCGGTGAGCTACTCGGCCATCGCTGCGGGCGACACGATGGCCTCACACGCTGGCTGGACCGAAGCGGGTCCGACCAACGCGCCGAATTACTCGCAAAGCACGCGCCCCGCAGCGACTTTCGGAAACGCGGCGTCGGCGGGCTCGATCACGAACAGCGCGGTGTCGGCGTTCTCAATCACCGCGACCGGCACGGTGAAGGGTGCGTTCTTGACGACCAACAGCACCAAAGACGGCACGACCGGCACGCTGATCAACGCGGGGCTGTTCACGCAAGGCGACCGGGCAGTGGCCAACGGCGACACGATCAACGTCTCGGGCACTTGGACGATCTAAACCATGGACCTCACCCCCACCCAGCGCGCGACGCTCAAGACCGCGATCCAGGCCGAGCCGTCGCTTGCGACCGCGCTCGCGCAGGGCAACGATGTGGCGGTCGCGACCTGGTGCAATACGCCGAGCCCGTTCGTCGTCTGGCGCACGCGCGTCGAGGTGGACGAGATCATGGGCAACGGCTTTGTCTGGACTGAGATCGACAACCTCACGTCCGGCAAGGCTCGGATCTGGCAGTGGATGTCGCAGCTCGGCGCGATCAACCCGTCCCGGCAGAACGTGCGCCAGGGCTTGCGCGACTGCTTCGAGGCGGCCGCGCCGGGCACCTACGGCGATCGCGTGGCGGGGACCGGCGGCTTGCAGCCGCACCTGCGGCGCGCCGCGACGAACGCCGAGCGCGTGCTTGCGACCGGCACCGGCACGACCGCGCAGCCGGGCCTGATGACCGTCGAGGGCACGGTGTCGCTCGGCGACGTGTCGCAGATCCTGAGGGGCTGAGATGGCGGGTGAAGCGCAGCGCGTCTACGGCACGCAGATCACGCTCGAAGCGAACGGCGCGTCGATCGCGAACAACGCGATTGGGCAAGCCGACGACGCAAACGTCGACCTGTCCGACGACACGCCCGCCGACTCGTTCGACGGCGAGTTCGCGCTGACCGTGAACTACTCGGTCGCGCCGACGGCCGGCACGTCGATCTCGCTCATCCTGCGCCCGCTCGACATTGACGGCACGACGGACGCGCCCGCACCGACGGCGACGTACCTCAACGAGTTCTTCGGGTCGTTCTTGCCGAATGCGGCGACCGGCTCGCAAACGCTGCGGTGCTTCGCGACCGACGTGCCGCGCGAGTTCGCGGCGTACCTGTACAACAACGCAACCGGCCAGACGATCCCGTCGGCGTGGGTGCTGAAGTTCACGCCGGTCACGTACAGGGCGGCGGCCTAAGTCGTGGCGATGTACCTCGCGCGCAGGTGGAAGCGGCAGCCGCAGGGGCCGATCGCGGTCGACTGGACGCACCCGATCGCGCGCGGTCTGATCGTCGGATTCGTGGGGGGGCAGCCGCGAGACCTTGCGACCGGCATCGTATGGACTTCATCGGCCAGCGTCAGCACAGCCCCCGGCCCGCGCGGGCTGGCTGCGCGGAAAACGGACTACGCGGCCAGCGGGTTGCAGGGGCCGGACAGGTTCGCTCCGCACATGCCAGCCAACGCGGTGAGCCTGTTCGCGGTGACGCGTGGAACGCAGAGCGAAGGGTTCGACCGGAACGGCACGATCATCGGATGGAACTGGGCCTTCGGCGGTTCGTGGAGCCTCTCGCTCGACGATGCATTCGGCGCCCCTGCGCCGACGTGGTACTTGCAAACGGACGGGACGGACGTCGCCACCGAGTCGGACGGCATCACGCGCACCGAATCGGAAGTCTTCGATCGCGACCTTTCGATTGGTCTGTCGTTCGGTTCAGGTGAGGCGCGAGGGTTCTTCGACGGCGTGAAGACGCGCACATGGACGGGCCTCGGCTCGACCATCCCCTACGCGGATTCCGGCGGCGTCGACGGGGTAAACATCGCGGGAGGCAACTTTACCGGTTTCGTCTACGTGGCGCTCGCGTGGGCTCGCGCGCTAGCGGACGCGGAAATGCGCGCGCTGCACGAGAACCCGTGGCAGCTATTCCGCCCCCGCACCCTGCGCATCTACTCGCTGCCCGCATCCGGCATCCCGGTCCTAAGCGGCTCGACCGTCATCGACATCGGGCAGACCAGCGCGCGACCGCGCGTGACCATCACGTTCTGAGGCTATGCCAACAGACAACTTAGGCTACACCCCCGGCACCGGCGCGAAAGTCGCTACCCGCGATGCCACGTACAGCGGCGAAGCGGCTCATGTGCAGGTTCTTGGGCTAGCGACGCTTGCGGGGCCGGACGACGCGAAAACGGCGACCGATGTCTCGCAGGCCGCGCCGCTGCCGGTCATGCCGCTCGGCGAGCTGGTGGAGGCGCTCGAAGCGCAGCGCATGGCACTGCAAGCCTTGACCCGCACGATCGGGCAGTCGATGCCGGATGTGTCGGGGCGGCTGCGCGTGGCGATCGACGCGATCTCGGCATCGCTCACGCTCTCGACCATCTCGACAATCAGCAGCGTGACGACCGTGACGACCGTGTCGACGGTGTCGAACCAAACGAACATGGGCGGCTTCAGCGCCACGGAACAGATCCCGGTGCTCATGCGGCTCGGCATCGGCAACCTTCGCGGCAACATTTCGGTGACCTGACATGGCGACCACGAACGGCAATAGGAAGATTCTCGATCTGAAGCGGTGGGAGTTCTGCTCGCCCGCCCCGTCGAGCACTGCGACCGCGCATTTCATCGTGTCGTCGCGGCACTACCGGCAACAGCAGATGCTTGTGACGAGCAACACTGCTGCTGCGCTGTACAACCCGCTCGAGGACGCATGGATCACGCTTCCGTCGCCCGCGCTTGCGGGGACTTTCGGTGCGGGGGCGTGCGGCGTTGCCGGCAGCTTCAGCACCGGCACGACGGTGGCCGCGTCTTCGCTGCCGGTGAGTGCGGGCGTGGGTACGACGACGATCAGCATCACGACGAACCAGACGCTCGCGCGTGACCTGCGCGGGTACAGCGTGTACTTCGTCGGCGGCACGAACGCGGGCAAGCTCAAGACGATCGCGTCGAACACGATCGGCGCGAACGCGGTGATTACCTTCACGGAAGCCGAGGCGACCGCGTTCGACGCGACGAGCACGTTCAGGCTGAAGACCCCTGTTTTCTACGTGCTCGGCGCGGGCACGCTGGCGTCGGCGAGCTTCCGCAAGTATTGCTTCGCCACGAACTCGTGGACCACGCTGACGCAGACCGGCCTGCCGGGAAGCGTGACGACGGATAGCAAGCTCATCTCGACGCCCGCGTGGATCGACAGCGGATTCAAGAGCTTCGCGACCGGCACGGCGACTGCGGGTGCTTCGACCACGCTGACGAACAGCGCGAAGGCGTGGACGACGAACCAGTGGACGAATTATCAGATCCGCATTACCGCCGGCACTGGCGCGGGGCAGATTCGCACGGTCGCGAGCAATACGGGCACCGTCATCACCGTCGGTAGTGCATGGACGACGACGCCCGATGCAACGTCGCAGTACAGCATCGAGGGCAATGACGACTTCCTGTACTACATGGGGAGCGGCGTCGTCACCCTGTACCGCTACTCGATCAGCGGTAACTCGTGGTCGACGCTGAGTCCCGGAGCCGCGCGGGCTGCCGCGCCCGGTGCTGGCATGTCGGGCCACTGGATTCATTCGGTCTCGGCAAGCGACTGGACGAACGAAAACGCGATCCTGAACGGGCGCTACATCTACAGCTTCCAAGGCGCCAACACAACCGGCCTGCATCGCTACGATATCGCCGGCAACACCTGGGCCACGATTACCTACGCGCCGCCGGGCGACGCGATAAGCGCCGGCACGAAGTGGGCGTACAACAAAGACCGGCTGTACATGCAGCGGGACAACACCGGCCGCTGGTTTTGCTTCGACTTCGCGGAGCAGGCGATGCAGCCGTGGAGCACGATGACGTACACGCAGGGCGCAGCGGTCCTCGGCGATACCGCGTTTGACGTCACGTACCGCGACGGCGCGACGGAGATCGACTACGTGTACATGCTGCTGAACACCAGCAACGTGATGCTGCGGCAAATGGTGATCTGATGAGCTACGTGCAGACGCTCATCGCGATGGCGCAGCGCCGTCTCGCGTACCTGTCAGCGCAGCGCACGGCCGCCGATGCGCTCGGGGATGCGGAGCAAGTTGCGCGGCTGGACGATCAGATCGCCGAGGTCGAGCAGACGATCGCGGCGCTGCAAGCACTGGGCTAAGCCATGCTGTTGACGCTGCTCGCTCCGTCGAGCGGCCCGCGACTTTACGCGGTCATCTACGCGTCCGCGCTGGCCGCGCCGTCGGCCGCGCAGATCAAGGCCGGGCAGAACGTCAACAGCACGGCGGCGACGTGGGCCGGCTCGATCGCCGCGCCGACATCGACGCAGACGGTCGACTGGCCGAGCCTTGCGACGGGGCTCACGGCGGGGACGAGCTACCGCGTCAGCTTCGTCTGGTCGGACGGGACGGCGAACTCGGAACGCGACACGTCGGAGCCGTGGACGACCGATGCGGCGGGGTCGACGTACGCCGGCACCATAAGCGAATCGGTCAGCATCGCCGATTCGATAAACGGCGAGTCGACTCTTGGCGTCACGGTCACTGAGTCCGTAACGCTATCGGATTCGCCGTCCGGCGCGGGCACGTTTGGCGTCAACGTCAGCGAGTCCGCGACGCTGACGGATGCGCTCGACGGCGCGGTCGCGTACCCCGGCACGCTGACCGAGTCGGCGACGCTAACGGACTCGCTGTCCGGTGTGCCGGCGTTTGACGGCACGTTGTCGGAGTCCGCAACGCTCACCGACTCGCTGTCGGGCGTGACGGTCATGGCCGGCACGGTGTCGGAGACGGCAGCAGTCACCGACACGCTGTCCGGTGCGGCGACGCTGGACGTAACGCTGTCGGAGACGGAAAGCGTCACCGATTCGCTGTCGGGCGTGGCGACGCTGGGCGGTTCGATCAGCGAGTCCGCAACGCTCACCGACTCGCTGTCGGGCGAGATCATCCCGGCCGGCGCAGTGCCGGGGACGCTGTCCGAGTCGCTGCCGATCACGGACGCGTTCAGCGCGACGGTGATCTACGGCGGGACGCTGTCGGAACCGTCGGCGCTGTCGGATGCGCTGTCGGTCTCCGGCGGCACGCCGGTTGAATCTGCGGAGCCGTACCCCAAGCCTGCCGGCCGCCCGAAACCGCGTCGGTACGTGGTCGAGGTGGACGGCGAGGACTTCATCGTGGAGTCCGTCGAGGAAGCGCAGGCGCTGCTCGCGCGTGCGGTGGAGGTGGCCGAGGAAGCCGCCCCGCAAGCGGTCAAGCGTGCGCGGCGTCAGGCGGCCCGCAAGAAAGCGCCCGAGACGCAAGTGCCGGTGCCGGTGGTGCAAGTCACCGAAGGCGCGGACGCGGCGTTGCAGGCGATGGTGGCCGAGATCCAAGCGCGCATCGACGCAGCCTACGAACAGGCGGCCCGTGACGAGGAATTGCGCCTGTATCTCGCAGCGCAAGCTCGTGAGCAAGACGACGAGGAGGCAGTGCTGCTGCTGTTATGACGGACGCTGAACGAGTACGACGCGCGGATGCCGCGAAGCGATTGCTGGAGGACGCGCTGATGGCCGAGGCGTTTGCGTCAGTCCGCACCGCAATTCTTCAACGCATCGAGGACGCGCCGCTGCGCGACCGTGACGGCGTGCATGAGCTGAAGCTGATGCTCAAGCTGCTGCGCGACGTGCGCGGCAACCTTGAGACTTTCATCCGCGACGGCAAGATCGCGGCGCTTCACATCGAAGAAGAACGCAAGAAACGACGATTCGGGATCTTCCCGTAACGCGGCATTTGCCGCACACCCAAAGGGGGCGCATCTAGCGCCCTTTTGCATTTCTAGGACTGACACATGAGCGAACAACCCGGTACGCCGGACTCGCAACCGAGCATGGAATCGCGCATCGAAAGCATGCTGTTCGGCGAGGAGCCGAGCGTGCCTGCGGAGATGCACGAAACCGCCGACCCCGTGATGGATGCGGATGACGCGGCGGAACCCGAAAGCGACGTACAACCCGAGGCGCAGACCGATGCGGCGCCGCAAGAGGGCACGTCTGAGCTTGAGGAAATCAACTACCTCGGCAAGCAGTACAAGGTGCCGAAGGAGTTGGCCGAGGACTTCCGGCAGCGCGACGCCTACACGAAGCGCACGCAGGAAGTCGCAGAGCGCGCCCGGATGATCGAAGCGTATGAGCAGCAACTGCAAGTACGTCAGGCATTCGAGCAGGCGACCACGGACAAGCGCGAGCAACTGTCGCAACTGCAATCGCAGTTGGCGCAATTCAAGCAAGTCGACTGGTCGCAACTGGACACGGATTCGATCGTCCGTCTGAAGACTCAGCAGGACACGATCCGCGACAAGATTGGCGAACTGAACACCCAACTGAACGGCGATTGGCAGCGGGTGCAAGGCGAGCAGGAAAGCGCCAAGCGTCAACTGCTGCAAGCGGCAAGCGACTACTTGACCAAGTCGATTCCCGATTGGGGGCCGGCGCGGATTCAAGCGATTCGCAAGCAGGCAATTGCCGAGGGGTTCACTGCGGAACAGGTCGAGGCGATGAGCCAGAACCCGAATCCGCTGACGCCGATGCTGTTCAAGCTGCTGGACAAGGCCGAGCGGCTGTCGTCCATCGAGCAGCGGTCTCAGTCCGCTCTGACGAAAGCGAAGGCGGCGCCCCCCGTTGCAAAACCGGGCGCGTCCGACCCGCAACTGAGCGAGCGTATGAAAACGCTCAACTTCCGCAAGCAAGTTTCCACCGCGAAGACGCCAGCGCAGAAACACGCGTTGATCTTGCAGCGGCTGGAAAAGAAATTCGGGTGACACCATGCCTGCTATTACCGGTACTAACCAGTCTTTCGGCGTCGGCACTGCCGGCGGTCTGCGCGAGGACCTCGAAGATGTGATCTGGGACCTCTTCGCCGAGGAGACCTGGGCGCTGACCAACCTTGACAAAGTGGACGCGTCCGCCGTCTACCACGAGTGGATGACCGACGCGCTCGTCGCGCCGGCCGCCAACCGACAGGTCGAGGGTGACGACGGCACGTTCGCGTCGATCTCGCACCCGGTGCGGGTCGGCAACTACCAGCAGATCAGCTCCAAGATGTTCGTCATCTCGGGCACGCTGGAGGCCGTCAGCAAGGCGGGCCGCAAGAAGGAAGCGGCGCGTCAGGCGATGAAGCAGATGCGCGAACTCAAGCAGGACATGGAGTTCGCGACCGTCCGCAACCAGGGTTCCTCGGCCCCGGCGTCGACCACCGCTCGCTCGACCGCCTCGATGGAGTCGTGGCTCTCGACCAACGAGATCCTCGCCACCAGCACGTCGTCGGCCACCACGCCGGGCTTCGTGTCGGGCGCCGTTGCGGCCCCGACCGACGGCACGACCACGGGTGCGCTGACCGTCGCGGCGCTGAACAGCGCGCTGCAAGGTGCGTGGTCGGCGGGTGGTCAAGTGACGACCATCCTGACCGGCCCGACGCAGAAGCTCGTGATGGACGGCTTCACCGGCATCGCGACCCGCTTCGTGGACAACGGGCGTTCGCAGCAGGCGTCGATCATCGGCGCGGCGGCGATGTACGTGTCCTCGTTCGGGACGCACGCGATCCGCCTGCACCGCCACGTCCGCTCGTCGGTCGTGCTGTGCCTGGACCCGGAGTACTGGGCCATCTCGTTCCTGCGCCGGCCGTTCACCACCGACCTCGCCAAGACCGGCGACGCCGACAAGAAGGCGATGTACGTCGAGTGGGGTCTGGTCTGCCGCAACGAGAAGGCTTCGGCCAAGGTCGTCGCGCTCTCTTGATTTGACGTAGTACCAACCGAGGGGGCCGGGGCAACTCGGCCTCCTTTCTCATGCCTGACTTCTTCGATTACGACCCGCTCAAGGGCGTCACATCTTTCTTCGACTACGACGACGCGACGGGCATTGCGACCATCCGCAAGGTGCAGGACAACTCGCTGCTGCTCGACTACGCAGCCGAGGCCCGCAACGCGGGGCTGTCGGATCGCAAGTACAAGAAAAGCGACTGGGCGCTGTACTGCTACATCCCCGAATGGCTGGAGATTGAATTGATGAAACGCGGTTTGAGCATCGACCGCGTGGACGACCACCGCAAGATTCTGTCGATCATCAACCGGGAGTTCCCGGCGATGAAGATGACGGATAAAACGCATGCGTGAGGCCGACGCGATCCGCAAGGTTGCGGAGAAGGGCGAGACGGGCCGCGCGTGGGCGATGTTGAAGCCGGTGCTGGTGGAGCATCCCGACGATGCGCGGGTGCTGATGCTGGCGACGTACATCCTTGATCGGCAGGGCGAGTTCGGTGCCGGTTACCAAGTCGCCAAACGGGTGTGCGACCTCATGCCGCACAACGCGTCCACGTGGCTGAACATGGGCAAGATGTGCGACAACATCTGGCGAATGGACGAAGCGATCCAGTGCTACGAGAAAGCACTGACGTGGGCGCCTGACGCAGCCGCAAAAGTGATGTGCTACGTCAACATCAGCGCGGCGCACATGCAGATGGGGCGCTTTCGCAAGGCTGCGGACTATGCCGAGCGGGCGCTGAGAATCGACCCCGAGTCGCGCAAGGCGCGTCACAACCTGGGGCTGGCGCAACTTGCGGCGCACGACTGGCGCAACGGCTGGAAGAACTACCGCTTCTCGATGGGAAGCGATGCGCGCCCGCAGTACAACTACGGCAAGGCCGGCGAGTGGCACGGCGAGCACGACAAGATCGTCGTGGTGACCGGCGAGCAGGGGCTAGGCGACGAGATATGCGCAGCGAGCGTCTACCCAGACTTGATCGGCGTCTCCAAGCGCGTGATCGTGGACACGGTGCCGCGCCTTGTGGGCCTGTTCGCACGCTCGTTCCCGCAAGCCAAGGTGTACGGCACGCGCGGCGACAAGGTGCTGGACTGGGATGCGGAGGACACCGAGCCTGACGCCTCGATCACGGCGATGCAGCTCGGCGAGTATTTCCGCAATGCGGACGCCGACTACACGGGCGATGCGTACCTGACGCCGTGCCCAATCCGCACGGAAGGCTGGCGCGCAAACTTCCGTGCGATGAACCGGCCCGTGATCGGTGTGGCGTGGACGGGCGGCATCTTGCAGACGGGCGCGAAGTGGCGCCGCTGGACGCTGGAGGACTTGCTGCCGGTGTTCCGCGCGATGCCGCACGCGCTGTTCGTGTCCTTGCAGTGGAAGGACGCGCACGACGACATCGCGCTGTTTCACATGAAACACCCCGACGTGAACCTCGTGCAGTACCCGTGGGCGATGCTCACCGACGACTACGACGACACGGCGGCGCTGGTCGCTGCGTGCGATGCGGTGGTGTCGATGCAGACCAGCGTCATCCACTTGGCGGGCGCGCTCGGCGTGCCGACGTATGTGGGCGTCTCCAAGGTGAGCCAGTGGCGCTACGGCGAATCGGGCGACACGCTGCCTTGGTATCGCAGCGTGCGGCTGTTCCGGCAGGCGCAGGACGAGAAGTGGCCGATGGACAAGATCGTGGAGGCGGTGAGTGCTAATCACGGATGAGTACCGCTCGCAGCAGCGGCAGATGCACGAGAAATACGACTACGGCACTGCGTCGCTGACGTACGCGCCGATGGTCGCGCAGATCATCAACGCCAACCGTGTCGGCGAACTGCTCGACTACGGCGCGGGGCGGATGAACCTGATGCGCGCCATCAGCGACCAGCGGATGGTCAATCACCCGTTCCGCTATATCCCCTACGAGCCGTCCAACCCGGACTTCTCGGACCCGCCTGCGCCGGCCGAGATGGTGGCGTGCGTGGACGTGCTGGAGCACATCGAACCGGACTGCCTGGATGACGTGCTGGACGATCTCAAGCGCGTCACCAAGGGCATCGGGTTCTTTACGGTGGCGTGCGGGCCGGCGGCGAAGGTGTTGCCGGACGGCAGGAACGCGCACCTGATCCAAGAGCCGCCCGAGTGGTGGCTGCCGAAGCTGCTGGAGCGGTTCGACTTGTACACGTTCCAACGCATGCCGGGTGGCTTCGCGGTGTCGGTAGTCAGCAAGGACATGCCCGAGTGATTCGCCTCTTTACCGGCCACGACGCGCGCGAGGAAGTCGGGACGTGGGTGTTTGCGTCGTCTGTCCTGCGTAACAGCAGCGTGCCCGTGCAGTTCATGCCGCTGTACAAGCCGGCGCTAGAAACGGCTTTCCGCGAGTCGTTCAAGGAAGGCACGAACGGCTTCACGATGTCGCGCTTCCTCATCCCGGCGCTCTGCGACTTCTCGGGCACGGCGATCTTCGCGGACGGCGCCGACATGGTGTGCCGTGGCGACCTTGCCGACCTCGACGCGCTGCGCGACCCGCAGTACGCGGTGCAGGTGGTCAAGCACGATTACGTGAGCCGCCATCAGCGCAAGTACATCGGCACGCGGATGGAGGCGGGTAACTCGCACTACCCGCGCAAGAACTGGGCGTCTCTCATGCTCATCAACTGCGCGCATCCGGCGTGGCGCGAGATGACGCCCGGAGCGGTGGCGCGCTGGACGCTCGCCGAGCTGCTGCAACTGCGGTTTCTGCCCGACGCGCTGATTGGCTCGCTGCCGCTCCAGTGGAATTGGCTTTGCGACGAATACGGCCCGTCCAGCGACGCAAAGATCCTGCACTGGACTGCGGGCATCCCCGGATTCCCCGCCTACGCCGACGCGCCGATGGCGCCCGCGTGGCGCAGCGCGCACGAGCGCATGAACTACGCGACGGACTGACATGGCGATCACCAACTACCTAGAGTTGCGGCTAGAACTTGCCGAGCGCATAAACCGCAGCGACGTTGCGGGGCGTGCCGCGTCGGCGGTGGAGCTTGCCACTAAGCGGTTATCGCGCGAGTTGCGTCTGCCGGAGATGGAGAAGCTTGCCACCACGACGGTCATCGCCGAGTGGACCGAGTTGCCCGACGACTTCCAGGAGATCCGCTCGATTTATGCGGGCGACGACGCGCTGGAGTACCGCACTCCGTGGCAGTTGCAGAGCATGGCGCAGCGCACGTACCGGCCGCATGTGCCCGTCTACACCATTGCCGACATGTCGTTCCGCATCTACCCGACGCAGACCGACCTTGACGTGCGCGTCCTCTACTACGCAAGCATCCCCGCTCTGGTGAACGACACCGACACGAACTGGCTGCTGGACAAGTACCCGGACGTGTACGTGGAGTGCGGCATGGCAGACCTGAATCGCTGGGTCAAGGACTACGCGGCGGCGCGTGAGCATGAGGCGTACGTGCAGAAGTTCATCGAGGATTCCAAAGCGCGCAGCCGACGCATCGCTTACGGCGCCGCGCCCATCGCTGTGAGGGTTGCGTAATGCCGTTCCAACTCGTTGCGGTCAAGCAGGCCAAGTCGTTCAGCCTGACGGGGCAAGCGTCGCCTCTGTCGCTGTCGTTCGACAGTTCAGTCGCAGCCGGTAGCACGATCGTCGTAATCGGATCGGCCATCGAGTCGACCGATCAAGCGGCGTTGCTTGGCACCGTGTCTGGCGGCTCGGCGACCTGGGGCAGCGCGACAAACACGCGCAGCGCGGGCGACTTCCTGCCGAACGTGTGTGCGGCAGTCGGCGTCAACGTATCGGCCGGCTCGCCAACTTTCACGATTCCGTTTACGACCAACGGCGTCGCGTCGACCAACTTCCGGTTCACCGGAATGCTGATCGAAGTTGAGAAAGTGCCGACTAGTGGCGTCGTTGCCAACACGGTGACGGGCACCAGCAGCGGCGCGGCCAGCACCAGTACATCGGCAACCGGCACGCTTGCGCAGACCGACAACCTTGTGATCTTGTGCGCGGGCGGTTGGTTTGGCGTGCCGGTGAATCCGGCGGGCTATACCGAGCGGCTGAACGTGCAAAACGGCTCGTTCATCGGCTGCCACGTCTCGACCAAGAAAGTCACTGCGACGACGACGCAGACGGGCACGGTCAATCACGACACGGCGCCTGCTGCCAGCGCCATCATGCTGGTGCTGAAAGCCGCTGACGACGCTGCGTTCCTTTACGAATTCCTGTTCCCGGCCACCGGCACCGGCTCGATGCCGTCGGCGCAAGGGACCATCCGGGCGGTCGTATCGCGTAACCGCGATCCGTTCACGACCGGCACGTATGAGTATTACTCGTCGCTGACCGCAGAGTCGGGCACGGCACCGGGCGATGCGACATCGCGCCGCGTGCTGATCACTTCGGGCCTGCCTGCGGGGCTGTCGGTGTCCGACACGTTGCGGGCGTCTTTCGAGACGGCAGACGCATCGACGGGCGCGGTCGGCTGGATTCCGGGCACGGTAAAGGCGGTCTGACATGGCCGTCGATTACATCGCGATCATCCGCGACGACAACACGCTTTTCCACGACGGCCCGTCGGGCGTCTTGGAAGTGCTGCAAGGCTGGGGATCGGGTGCGTCGCCGCCCGAGACGACCGCGCAGCCGTCCGGGTGGACATCGTACGTGCCGTGGGCGCACTTGATGCGCGATGCGACGGGCGCTCAAGCCGCGCTGTCGGCGGCCGATGCTGGCCGTCCGTGGCGCGACACGCGGGCGCGACTCGGGAACAGCGCCGTCAATTCCCGCATTCACGCCCGGCATCAGCAGATGCTATGGCTGCTCAATAACGGGCAATGGGTAACGGGCTACTACGGCGACCAGTTTGGCGACGTGGTGTACCCGTTCGATTGGCTGGAGAACAACCAGTCAACGATGCCGCAACCGAACTTCCGGCGTTTCCATGAGGGCGGCGGTTCGTCTATCCGCGCGATCTCGCTCGCCAACGACACGCGCAACCCGTCGAACCCGAATCAGTGGCGAGATTGGCAGTGGCACCCGTTTGGCTCGCGCGAGTTGGTGCCGTCGGGTTGGGTCGGCGCGCTGTCCTGCTTCTTCGCGCGGCGCATCGTTGACGACCCGGGCGGCCCGGATGACCGCGATTTGATGAACGTCTTGGGCGGCTGTTCATGGGATTGGTACTTGTCGCAAGTGCTGGCGCAGCCGCCCGCGCAGGGCGTCAACGTGCTGTATGGCGGCTTCTCGCGGCTCAAGTACCTGACGAACGACTGGCAACTGTTCGCCAATACGAACCTGACGGAAGCGCAACTGCGGGCCAACCCGCCGCCGATTACGGGGCTGGACTTGCTGGAGGTGGACACGACGACGCCGCCCGTGGTAGTGCCGCCTGTGCCGACCTTCTCGCGCGGTCGCTGGCTGACGCGGTTGTCGGGCGGAAAGGGGCAGTGGTTTACGAAGGACCCGCAGCTTGCCGAGAAAGCGGTGTGGGAGCAGCCCGCGCCGACTGCGACGGTGAACATCGGTGCGACCACGACAATTTCGCCGCAAGTGACGAACCCCGGCGTACCAGCCGCGACGTTCACCAAGCAATCGGGGCCGGCGTGGGCGACGGTGAACGCGTCCACGGGCGTTGTGACGTTGACCAGCATTGCGGGGCCGGCCGGCACGCAGACAGTCGTCGTGCGGGCGTCCAACGCCTCGGGCAACGCCGACTTGTCGATCGTGCTGACGGTGCGCGATGCCTCGGTCGTGACGCCGCCCGATCCGCCGCCCGATCCGACGCCGTCGGAGTGGACGCGCATTCCGCGTGACGCGGAGGTTTGGATTCGCGTTCCTCGAGGTTCGTCGTGACGCCAAACATTCCGATTGCGGCCTGGGCGCCGGATGGCGACCCGACGATCCCTGGCGTGATGATGGAAGTCGAGAACCTGCGGCCGACGCTGCGTGGGTATGCGCCCGAGTTCTCGATGAGTTCGTCCGGGGACTACGCAGTGACGCTCGGCGCCGAGCCGCTGACGACCGATGTCATCCGCGATCAGATCGGCAACGTGCGGACAATTTTCTGCACGACGACGACGATTCAGTACATCGAGCCGGCGACCACGTCGGTCGTGGATCGTACGCGTAGCGGCGGCGGCTATGCGGCGGCGTCTGCGGCGTCGCCGTGGCGCTTTGCGTCGTTTGGTAACGCAACGCTTGCCTGCCATCCGGCCAACCCGCTACAGGGCACCGCGCAAATCGGCACGACGGCGTTTTCCAACGTGTCGGGCGCCCCGCAAGCGACGACGATCGCGTGCAACCGAAACTTCGTGGTCATCGCCAACTTTGGCGGCGGCGGCTCGACGGACGCGGCGGGCTGGCGCTGCTCGGCGTTGGAGGACTACACCGATTGGGCGGTGGACATCGCGACGCAGGCGGCGGGCGGCACGCTGACCGCAACACCCGGTCCGATCGTGCGTCTGATTGCGTGGCGCGACTACATTCTCGCGTTCAAGGGCACGTCGTTCTATCGCGGGCAGTACGTCGGCGCGGCGGCCAATACGTTTTCGTGGCCGGTGGTTAGCACGAACGTCGGGCTGATTGCACACGACGCTATCTGCGAGGCCAATGGCGTGCTGTACTGGATTGCTCAGGACGGCGTCTATCGGTGGGCCGGCGATGCGGTCGAGCGCATCCGCAGCGCGCCGTGGGGCTGGATGAACCGGCTAGCGGTCTTTCCAGGCACGGCGCTTTACTACGCTCGCGCGGTGTGGGATCCGGTAAACAGACTGGTCCGGTTTGTCATCAAGTTCCCCGGTGACATCACCAGCTACGTCGTGTCGTACCACCCTGACACTGACCGCTGGGGCTACTCGACGGTCGCCGCATATCAGCCGGTTTGGATCGTCGGGCGCACTGCGCCGTCTCCCGAAGCGCCGAGTGGCGACACGTCGTGGCCGTTGCAGATTGGCTGGGTCGCGTCGGCGGATTTGACGGTTAAGAAGCAGGGCGGCACGCCGGGCGAATCGTCATTCACGACGGGCGACATCGGCGACGACGATGAAGGGTTCACGCTTGAGCAGGCGCGCGTGCGCTACCTATCGACGCCCACGACCTCGACCGCGACGCACTCCACGCGCGACACGCTGGACGAGGCGCTGACGGTTCGCACGACAAACGACCGCGTAGACGGCAAGTACGACTTGTCGCATAACGCGCGCTGGCATCGCGTCAAGTTCACGCAAACCGGGCGCTACGAGGCGACGGGCTTCCGCGTGGGCATGCCGAAGAGTGGCAAGCGATGAGCCGCGTCAACATCGAGGGCCGCATCGACGCGCTTCCGCTGGAGGTGCAGGAAGTCATGCGCGACATCGTGGCGGAACTGAACGACCTGACGCGCCGAATAGGCCGCGGGCCGGGCACGCCCGAGAACCGCATCGTTGGCTACCGGGGCGACCTGTGGCAGCGCACGGACGGCGGTGCAGCGAAGCAGATGATCTACGTGTTTGAAGGCACCGACGGCACGACGACCGGCTGGCAGCAGTTGAGGACTTGAGATGACTTACGACGAAATGCTGCGGCTCATCAACCCGCAGAACGCGTACACCTTCAACCAGCAGACCGGCGGCGGCTCCGAGGGCTTCACGTCCACGCCGACCACGGTGCCGGGCGCGTACCTGATGGACCCGTCGAATCCGATGGGCGGTTACGTGTGGGATGGCGGCGGCGGTGCGCTGCAAAGCGTCATCCCGCGCGATGGCGGCGGCGTCGACTGGACGCAGTACGGTGCGGGCGGGCAGAACCTCGGCAGCGGCTTCTCGCAGGACACGTCGAACTGGTACGACTCGCTGCTGCGGGCCGGCTTGGTGCTGGGCGGCGGGGCGCTGGCGGGCAACTTCCTCGCGCCTGCGCTGATGGGTGGCGGTGCGGCGGCGTCTGGCGGTGCGGCTGCGGCCCCGGCTGCGGCCACTGCCGGCTCGTCGATGACGCCGGGAATCGGTGCAGCCATTGCGGGCGCGGGCGCGGCCGAGACGCTGCCGGGCATCGCGGGGGCCGCTGGCGCGGCAGGCGCCGCCGGGGCCGCTGGCGGTGCGACGGACTGGTCGCGGCTGCTGTCCAATCCGACGCTGCTGGGCGCAGGACTCGGCGCGGTGGCGGGCATCGCGGGCAATGGCGACATGAACTCGTCGCAGAGCACGTCGTCAAGCAACACGCAGGGGCTCGCGCCGTGGTTGCAAGGCCACGCGTCGGACTTCGTGAACCGCGCCGGCATGATGTCGTACCTGCCGCAGTTCCAGACGAACAGCGCGCTGGACACCGGGCGCGGGCTGCTGTCGAACACCGCGACGCAAGGCGACCCGTTGGTGAACGCGGCGCGCGCGCAGCAGCAGAACGTCATCGGTGGCGGGATGCTCAACAGCAACCCGTACCTTAACCAAGTGGCGAGCGACATCGGCGACCGCATGGGCGAGGCATACGCGACGGGCACGCGGGCCGGCACATTCTCGGCGTTCAACAACGACGGCAACTCGGTGCTTGGCAAGTCGGCCTTTGGGCAGACGCTTGGCAACCAGGACCGTGCGTTCGGCGACTCGCTGGGCGCCACGATGTCGAACCTGTTCGCGAACAACTACAACCAGGAGCGCAGCGCGCAGGACAACGCTTCGCGCGCGTCGCTCGGGTTCGGGCAGTTCGCCACGAACAACGCGCAGAACCTTTACAACATGGGCACGCAAGATTGGCAGCGCCCGTTCAGCGCGCTCCAGTTCTACGGCAACGCGATCAATCCCGCGTTCGGCTCGCAGACGACGGGCACCGGCACGCAGACGCAGAACATCCAGGCTCCGAACTCGTGGCTCGCGGGGGCCGGTGGCGCTGCACTTGGCGCTGGGATGGCGCGCAGCATCTTCCCCCCGGTGAGGTAAGACATGGCTGGACTTCTCGACGGGGGCTACAGCCCCGACCCGCTGGCGATGGGCCTGCTCGGCATGGGCGGCGCGCTGCTGACGCCGCGTCAACTCGGCGGCGGCATCGGCCCGGCCATGAACGCGTTCTCGCAGCAGGCGATGCAGGCGCAGATGCTCAAGCGGCAGATGGCGCAGGATGCCAACCGCGAAAAACTGACCGAAGCGCAGATCAAGCGTTTCGAGTCCGACGCGCTGAAAGACGCTGCCGACATGGATGCTCGCAGGCGCAAGGAAGCCCGCGACGAGGAAATGCGGCAAATGGTGCTGCGGATGTTCGGTCCGCAGTCGGGCGCCACCAACGCGCTTGCGACCGGCGCGCAGCAGGGTAGCGTCGGGCCGACCGTCGCCAACCAGCAGCGGATGGCAGGCGGCCAGCAGGGCGGATTTCCGCTGTCGCTGAACGACGTAGTGGCACTCAAGGCTGCGGGCGGCCCGGACTTGCTGGAGGCGTTGAAGTTCGCCAAGACCCCGCAGAAGCGCGAAGGCGGCAGCACCTACATCGACAACGTGACGGGCGCGGAAACGTTCCAGCCGCGCATCCCCGAGGGCATGTCTCTGTCGGGCGGCGTGGCGTCTCCCGTGCCGGGCTACCTCTCGTCGCTCGGGCAGATCACCGACACGCAGGAAGCGGCAAAAGCGGCATACGGTCCGCCGATCCGCATTCCGACCGCCGATGGCCGCGAGCAGATGGTGTCGCCGCTGGAGTTTGCGCGCAGTCGTGGCGCGGCCCCTGCTGCGGCTGGCGGTGCGATCCCGGGCGCGGCGCCGACGGGCGGAGCGGGTCGTCTGCCGCCCGGCGCGGGGCAAGGCTCGCCCGATACGCGCGCGTCGATCTTGAACGCCGAACTGCGCAAAGCAATCACGGCGGGCGACCCGGACACTGCGGCGTCGGTGGAGCGCGAACTGGACGCGCTGCTGCGTCGTCCGCCTAGCGTCGGGCAGTCGAATGCTGTCAAGCAGGCTGAGGAAGTCCGTAGGCAGCGGGCGACTGCTACTGCGGGTCTCGATGTGAAAGGCGCGGAAGGTGCGCGCGAGCAGGCGTCCGGTGCAAAGAACGTGGCGGCGCTTGCCGAGGAGATCGAGAAGCTGATCGGCGACCCGAAGAACCCGATGGTGTACGGCAACTCGCCGGCCGACAGGTTTGCAATGGGGCTGAACAAGGTCGGCGGCAACGAAACGCAGAAAGCCGTCAACACCAACCAAGTCCGCAGGCTTGGTCAGCAGCTTGTGCTTGCGCGCGGTTCGCTTGGTGCGGGCGTGTCGGTGGCGGACGCGGAGCGGTACGACAAAGCGGCCGGCGACTTCTCCAAGGCGCAGACCGTGCCCGACATGCTGGCGTCGGTGCAGACGATGAAGGAGATCGCCAAGAAGTATTCGGAGTCGGCCTCCGAGGCTCGGCAGCAACTTGAAGGCGGGCAGAAAGTGCGCCGCTATAACCCCAAAACCGACAGGTTTGAGTGATGCCGCAAGTCATCGAGATTGATGGCGTCGGGCGCGTCGAGTTCCCGGACGGCATGTCGGACGACGACATCCGCTCGGCAATCAAGCGCAACGTGTTCCGGCAGACCGGGCAGGACGCGAAC